ATGGTGGCACGAACGATGACGAACGAGTCGCCCCAGGCGTTGTCAGGGTACGGCGCGATGTCGATGATCCGCATCTGCGCCGTGCCCGAGCCGGCAACGCTGTTGGACAGCGTAGCCTGCGACAGGCCGGTCGTCGTCGAACCCGCGGTCGTGTTGCTGAGGTCCGCCTCGCCGCCGATGACGCTCTGCGCCACGGTGCCGTCGGTCTGGATCTCGTACACGATGTTGGGGTCGCTGTAGAAGTAGGCGACCACCGAACCGACGAGGAAGGACTCGTTCGCCGGCCAGTAGTTCGACACCCGACGACGGCCGGTGGAGTCCGTCCACTCAACGCCCGCGAAGGCGCCCAGGAACGAATCGCCAGCCCCGGCGACTTCGATGTAGCCGGCGGTGTTCATCTTCACCGGCTGGCCCTTGAGGATGGTGGTGGCGTACCCGGCGGACACATTGCCGCTCGTGGACACCGCTTGGATACCGTTCGCCAGCGCCTGAGCGCGATCCAGACCGGAGGGGTGGAACGCGGGACGCAGGCCGAACGGAGCACTCGTGGAAGGCATGAGTTTCTCCTTGGTCTCACCCGATGAAGACCGGGGTCTTGACGTTTCGATCCATTTCGCCGAAGCCTTCGCCCTCGACCTGACCGAGGCTCTTGCCCCGGCTGTCACGCGCACCCTGCAGGTTCTCCACTTGGACGCGGATCTTGTCCGCCTCTTCCATGGGCTTCTCATGGTGCATGTGCAACATGACGTCCTGGTAGATCTCCATCGGGATCTTGTACAGGCGCATCTCGTTGCACGCGATGAAACCGACGTCTTCGCCAGCCTTGACTTTCCAGTTCTCGAAGCCGGGCAACTCATCCGCTCGCACGGGAACGTAGCCCAACCGGATCCGCTTGTCGATGCTGTCGTAGGCGTTGGTTGTCGATAGCCAGCAAAGGTGCCACCCCGGGATTTCCGGGACCTTCGGCAGCGCTGATTGCGTCCACTCATCGCTCCACATCCTGCGATGTTCCTGCGTCGAGTGGAACTGTTCCTCCGGGCCCTGACGTACTGCGTCCTCGCTTGCGCGAGTTTCGCGTCCGCCAGCGGACAGAGATTTCTTGAGACGACCGTCCATTTCAGTTGCTCCTGCTGCGTGCTTCTTGCGCGTAACGCTTGATCATCCGGGCCCGGGATTGCGGGTCATCCCACATCCCGGCGTCTTTCATCGCCCTCACCTGTTCAGGCGAGAGAACGAAAGTCTGGCGGCTGGAGCCGCCCCCGACCTCGCGTCCCGATCCCGTCACCACACTGCGGGGCCTACTCCTTCGTGAATGGTCGTCGACCGAGTCAGTATAGCGATGCGGCAGACGCTTTTGCAGTCGCCTGTCCAGTTCGTCCCAGTATTCCGAAGAACCCGGATCCCAGCCCTCTTGGGCGAGTTTCCCGTCGATCACCTTGGCGATCGCGGTGTCCTCGTCGTTGGCGGCCGGGTCATACCAGTCGTTGCGGTTCATCCAGTCATTGGCCAGCCGCGTGACCTTGGGATTTGCCGCGCCCTGCTGCTGCTGAGTGGCCTGGGCCGCCCGCTGCTTCAGGCCGTTCATCGCCTCAATCTTGCGACGGGTTTCGTACCACGCCTCTTGGGCGTCGGTGAACGCCTTGCCGTCGCCCGAGGCCGTGGCCTCCTGCATCTTCTGCGTGAAGTACCGGAAACGCAGGGTCTCGTCCTCAATCGCCTTGTCCAGCCGGGCAAGGTCCGAGGAGTGCGTCTTGCGCTCTACCACCGACAGGCGCTCCATGAGCTCCTGGTTCTGGCGCTGCAGCATCTGCAGGCGCTGATCCTTCTCCTCGTTGGTGCGCCGAACCAAGTCCTTCTTGGCTCGGCGGCGGGCCCTACGGGCCTCTCGAACGGCGTCGGAGTCCCCTGGCCTGTCCTCGTCGGTTCCGTCGTCGCCTGGGCCGCTCTGAGCGCCTTCCTGAGGGTCCGGCGGAAGCTCGCTTTCTGGTAGCTCAACCACCACGGAGCCGTCTTGCTCCTCGGTGACGCTGATCTGCTCGTCTTTGGTGTCGGTGCTCATCAGAGGAACGCCTTCATGTCAAGTGGGTTGCCGGTGACCTTGGCGATCACCTCGTGGTCGTTCAGGATCATGAACAGGGCGGGGTCTTCGAGGTCATCCTCGCCCGGCACCCTCACCTCCCAGCGGTCACCGCCCCACTTCGGCACGCGGATGTAGTCGCCAGCTTCGCACCAGCTTCCCTCCGGCCAAGGCTCCATCGTGTCGCGCTTGCGGAACGCCAGCGGCCCGATCTCGATGACCTTGGCCACCATGTTCTGCCACTTCTCGGTCTCCTTGGTCTCTGCGACCAAGATGATCCCGGACTTCGTCGCCTTCTTCTTGGCCCGCCGCAGTTGCACCAGGATGCGGCCGCCAAGGGGTTTCGCGCCAGGGTCCACGCTCGGGAATGCCCAAGCCATTTCGGCGCTGTCAAGCGCCATGCCCATCTCGCTCATCGTCGTCTTCCATGAGTTCGTTCAGGATCGCCAAGGCTTCTGCGAGCCCGGCGTGCTGTCCGACCATGCGCTGGTACGTCTCCCAGTTCGCTGCATTTCCCACAGCGAGGGACGAGGCTATCTCAGCCTGCCTAGACGTAATCGCGCCGATCAGGTCTCCAAGGGTCTTCACTTCTTCTTCGCTTGCGCCAGACCTCCTTGTGCCGGCTTGCCATTGCCGGTGTCACCATTGCCCTGCATCGACTGGCCGTCGAGCTTCGCCCCCGCAGCGATCCGCTTGTGTTGCGGCACGAGGACGCTCTGCTGTTCCTTGTCACTGGTAGCCACTGGACACTCCTTCCTTGGTGAAGTCCATGACGGTCTTGTCCCGGTCGAGGGTCAACCGGGCCGCATCCCGCGTCAGGCGGGCCGTCTCGATGCGCTCCTTCGTCTGCTGGTCGCCCTGAGCGATGGCCAGCTTCAACTGCAACTCCTCAATGGCGAGGTCCTTCTCGTCCATCTGCTTCTGCACCGCCAACTGCAGCTTGGCCTGATTGTCGGCCGCCTTCAGTTGCATCTCGGCCTGATCCCGCGCCTGCCGGCGTTGCGTCTCGGCCATGCTGGTCTGCAACAGCACCTGACCGTCCGGCGTCATCTCGGGCTTCGGCTTGAACTGCTCCAGCGTCTGGACCATCTTCTGAATCGCCGGCAGGACATTGGCCAGGGTCTCGCCGGCATCCAGCGAAACGTGCCCGGCCGCCACGCCGAAGAGCTTGTCGATCTCGCTCGGGTCGACCGCCTCAGCGTAGTCGTCCGCCTTGCGCCCCAGCGAGCGCGTGACGTAGCCGTTCATGCGCTGCAAGTACCACAGGGCGAAGTGCTGCTTCAGGTGCTCCATCGCCTTCGGCAGGAAGTGCGGGGCCACCATCGGGTTGCCCCCGAACACCGGGTCGGCGGCGTACTTCAAGTGCGTCACGATGTGCGAGAAGTGGTCCTGCTCCGGGTAAGCGTAGGCCGCCTGCCCGATCGTCATGGCCACGTTCTCGTTGGCGGCGTCCAGCTTCACCGGGGACGGCGTGTCGGTCATCAGTTCGTTGATGCCCGGCACCTTGATCTGCTTGAGGAAGCGCATGAGCACCGCCCGACGGTTGAACATGTCGGGGTGCTTTTCCATCATGGCCATGACCGCCTGGGTCTGGGCCATCCGCTGCGTCTCGGAGAAGATGTGCGGGTCGCTGACCGGGATCACATCCGTCGTCCGAGCGAAGTCCTCCCGGCGGATCTCCAGGTCTTCCACCACCTCGCCGCGGCGCATGTCCTCCAAGTACCACCGGTTGATCCGGCTGAGCACCTTGAGCACGCGGGACTGGGAGTCGTGCAGACGGGCGTGGATGGCCGAGAACACCGCCGCGCCCTGCTCGATCAGGGCCTGGGTGGTGCCCACCGGGGTGTTGGCGTTGACGTCGGCGATCTTCTCCTCTGCCGTCGTCACCACCCCCTTGGCCGCGCTCGTCAGCCAGCCCAACAACTGGAACAGCACCGGGCTCGGCGGGTTGAACGGCATCGGCATCGCGAGCTTGCGGACGTCATCCACCCCAGGCGCAGCCTCAATCTCGGCCACCTGGGTGACTTCGACCTGCTGAGACTGCCCCGACACCTTCGCGCCCTTGAGTTTGAGCAGCGTCGCGGCGTTGTTGATGTGCGCGGAGTCCATCA